TAGGTTAAATCGAAAGTACCCTTGGGGTCGTCAATGCAGGTGAATTCCGCCTTAACCGTGCCTTCCTTGTCCACCCGTTCGAGAAGTGTTCCGTGCGACTTCAAGAGCCGTGCCATTTCCTCTGCCTGTGCTTTCTTTTTCAGTTCTTTCTCAGTCATTGCATCCTCCGAGCCGGGGGTTTTGAGGCCCCCGGCCCTGGTTTTTTTTGTTACACTACACGTAGAACGTGTGTCCGGTTGTTGCGGTGTCTCCCAGATCGATGCTGATGTCGTCGAGCTCTGCCTCCACGAGGATCAGGTCATCATTGGCCATGAGCCCCGAAGCGGTGAGCAGGATGCCGTTGCCGCCGCTGACATGGGTGCCGACCGGCTGAACTGCGCCGGGTGCGACCCCTGCCGTGGCGGTGCCGTATACGCCAGCCCCGACGGTGACGGTTGTGGTGCTGTAGGGTGCGACGAGGGTGCCGGACCCGAAGGTCAGGACGTGCCCGCCCGTGGTGCCGCTGTCCACCTGATCTCTGACGCTGATCTCATAGCCGGTGGCCATGAGCCTGTTCCACTCCACGATGCCGAGGGTGTTGGCGGTGCCCATTTTGGTGAGGTTGGTGACTTTTACCCGATCCGGAATGAAGCCCAGGATGAGGGTTACGTCACTGCCGTCAGACTTGAAATAGATGTTCTTTTTAATCATGTTTTCGCCCCCTTCCTTACGTGATCGATGACAGCGAGGCCGTCAGGTTGAACATGAAGGTGTCGTTGAGGATCTTCGCCACCCACCACCCTTTCCAGCCTGCCGTGCATTCCTGGTTGAGGGCGTCCTTGGTGCCGCCCGATCCGAAGTCCTTGATGATCGATTTGACGTTGCCGCCCTCGATGTCGATGGTGCCGTAGGCTTCCTTGCCGAAGATGAGCAGGTTGTAGAGGTAATGTGCGCCGCCTATACCGTGATAGATGCGCGATGCGTTGGTGGTCATGAGCCAGCGGATCTTGTCGGTCCGGCCTTCCTCATAACTTTCGGCAGCGCCCGGATTCGGGTACTTCTCTATGGGGAGCCAGGAGTCGAGACCCGTGAAATCGGTCCTGAGATCGGAATGGAAGATGCCGCCGAATGAAGCTGCGAGCGGCAAGGTGCCGACACCGGTTGAGGCCTTGATGACGCCTGTGAGGTAATCTGCGTTGTTGCCGATGAGCACATCCACTGCCGCGCCAAGGTCAGCATCCGTAATTTCCGTGGGTGCATGCGCGTTCTTGCCCGCAGCACAAGCGGTGGTGGTAGCGCAGGCCACGAGGATGTCTCTGGTGAGGGTATCGTAGGTCTTACCCATCTGTTCGCCGAGGAGTATGTTGAACTCGGTGAGGACGGCGTCTTCGACGGTGAGATCGACCACATCGGTAATATGCACAAAGTCACCGTACTGGCTGGCAATCGCAGTCAGGTCGGTCTTGTTGCCCTGCTGCCCCGGAGGCGGTGTGCCCTCGACCAGGGGAGTTGTCGCGTCGCTCAACGAGTTGTACCGACGAAACTTGATCATGGTGCCGCTCTTTGATTTGATGGACTTCTTCTGTGCCCATCTGTTGTGCACAAGTTTCGGTAATGCGCGTGAAAGGAGAATCCTGTCGTAATAAACAGAAACGGCAGGATCAACCTGGGTTGTAGACGTTAAGTTCATTTATTTCCTCCTGAGTGGATTACGACCCCCCTCTGAGAACGCTCTGCATGTGTTTCTCGAATTCGTCGTCATCCATTCGGACAATGGCATCCACCTTGCTCTGTCCGCCGATATTCGACCCTGCTTTCAGGGCGGAACTCGGCTTCTTGAGGTTGGCTCGGATGCGCTTCTCCGCTTCTGTACCGCCCTCCTCTTCATCCCCTTCTTTCTGCAGGGCTCGAGCTTTTGCCCGGTCCGCGATGTATTCCGGGGACCACTTGGAGAGCTTGTACGCGAGCATGTACGGATTCGGTGCAGCGCGTATAGCCGCCGTGAGCGCGGGGTCGTCTTTGAGCACTCCCGGCAGGTATTTGTTGACTACCTTGTGATAATCCGGATGCTGAGAGGCGGTTGAGACCTCGGAGATGGCCTGCACATTCTGGGCCTGCACGGCCCCCAGGACCTTCTTCATCTCGGCCACAGTGAGCACGTCGTCGTCCTTCAGGTCGCCGAAGACCGGATCAACGGCCGGAGCATTTCCCTGCTCCTGCCTGGTACGCTGAAGGATATCGATCGTGGCTTCGCTTCTCGCGCGTGCCTCTTTCTCGGCCTTCAGCTCATCCCTGATCTTCTGCACAACATTGAGCGGGACGACCTTGCCCTTGCCCTCTACTTCCAGAACTTCCTGATCCCCGGCGGCGAGATCGTCTTTCGTTTCGCCCGGTGCTTCTGGGTCCCGGAGTTCTTCACCCTCTTTGGGGAATTCGAACTCCTCTTCTTCTTCTGGCGGCATTGCGGCCTCCTTGCGTTTTATTCGCCCGATTGAGCCCGGCGGCGGCTTACTTCTTCTTTTTCTGTGCGGTCTTCACTTCGCCCCGGAAGCTCTCGCCGTTCTTAAAGCAGTAATGGATGTATTCGCCCTTCCCGAGACCATGCGACTTGCTCGGCCCCTTGATGGTGCGAACACCGCCTCCGCCTGATACGCAGGCGTCAAAGTCCTTTGGCATAATCGAACTCCTTTACGCCTCGCTTCAGCTTCGTCACTGAATCGAGCACATCGTCCACGGTCCGCTCAAAGACCGTCGGCAATTCCAACGTCGGGTCGATTTTCGGCAGCACCCAGCGGCCCTCGATCTTGCCCTCCTTGCGGTCGATCTCGATGCACATGGAGTTGATGAGAGGGAAGTCTACGGGCAACCGGGGGAGCAGTTTATAGTCGGTCTTGATGCCCTCGACGAACTTGCCATGAGCGTTCTGCACCCACACCTTGAGCGCCCGGATGAGGATGAAGAAATGGTCCGCTTTGCACTCCTGGGCGATCTCGTTCACCTTGGCCTGGAGATTGAGCGCCAGCATCTCACGCACGGTCCCGGTGGTGAAGTCCCGGCGGGGAATCTGCCATTGCTCGGTGTAGGATCTGTAGCTCATCGCTCCTCTTTGGTGCCTCTGTCGCGCACGAAGTGGACGGCATCATACACACGTCTATCCTTCGCCAGGGCGAGCTCATGCGCGGTCTGGGCGCGGTCGAGTATGATGTCCGAGGCTGTCTTATCTTTCTTGGTCTGGGCTTCCGTGGTATCCCGGAAGATCCTGGCCTTGACCGATGCCTGCGCGAGCTGCTTGTCCTGGAGGGCCACCTGCGCCACCTGTCCCTGCTGCTCCTCCATCTTGGCGATGTACTCCTTGAGGTTTTTCTTGCCCTGGATGGGAGCAGCGTCCAGGATCGCGGAATTGGGGATGGGAATCCCCGCCGCCTGCATCGCCACGAGCTGATAGTAGTACATCGAGCGCTGCGTATCGCTGAGGATGCCTTCCGAGGGCGTGCATCCATACTTGCCGAAATCCTTGGCATAGAACTCGCGCGTCGGCTCCTGCTTGATGATGCGCTTGATCTTGTTCGGCTGGTAATTCATCTGCACGAGCTTGGTGAGCTTCTTGCCAAGCAGGGTGATGGACAGACTGTAATTGTCGAAGAGATCCTGGAGCACCGTAAGTGCCTGACCCTGGCGCAGTTTGGTCAGAACTCCGGCCACATTCACGTCATCCTTTTCGACCAGGCCCAGGAGGTCTGAATTGGCGCCCGGGATCTCCATGATGTCCCGGTCATAGGTCTCGTCCATGCGGAACAGGGATTCGGGGATTTCTGCGGCGCGCATCTGCGTAGGTATCGCGCCCTTGGCCATCGTCCCGCCCTTGAGATAGACCACGCGGCCCTGCCCTGTCTGATAGATAGACTGCGGGTTCATGAGCGTTTCTTCCTCGACGAACCAGCCGGAATTGATCTGCGAGTCGATGATGTCGATCATCTTGGAGCGCCGCCGGTTGAGCTCCATCTGCGGATCACGGATGCAGCGCACGAGGCCTTGGAGCTTAAAGTCGGCCTTGTCGTGCTCGGGATCGTAGAATCCCATCACCGGCACGAAGGGGAAGTCGTCCAGACCCCAGGGGTCGGGACCCGAATACATCACCTCGCCCCCCACGAAGATGTTGAACTCGATGCTCGGCACCCAGGCTGTATACTCGCCCATGTGCGGGTAGGCGGCGAGAAAGTTGTGCATGTCGGCCTTCGCAGACTTCGGCCACTCCTTAGCCTCGCCGGTCTGCATGTCCACGACCATCTGCACTTCCTTCGAGGTGCGCTTCCAGTATTCGTCCCAGGGCGTCATGTCGTTGCCCCACAGGTCGCGCCGCAGCGGCAGGAAGTTGAACTTGTTGTCTCTACTCCACGCTCTCATCTTCTCGATGTCCTTGGCCTGTCCGGGCAGCAAGGTCTGGATGATGGGTCTGGGAAGATACTTGCGGGTGCAGAGCCAGCCACAGTCCGACAGGTCGCGCTCGCTGAAGTTGGGGTCAATGATGAACCCGTTGTGCGGTATGCGCCGGGCGCGGATGTCGCCGTTGAGGGGGTCCTCCGCATAATCCACGTAGAGCCCCAGGAGGTTCATGCCCGTCTTGCATCCCCCTCCCTCGAAGCAGTCGCTCATCTGGTAGTAGAGGTTCGTCCACTTCATGAGCCACATGATCACATCCGAGAGCTGGCCGGCGGTCTCTTCGTCCGAGTTCTCGATGGGCTCGATGGTGAGCGAGAGGCGATGCTTGCGCTCATAGCCGGTGACGAGCTTGACGATGCGGCGCACCTTGTTGAAGACATAGGCGGCGCGGCGCTGGCCGGCGAGGTAGTTGTATTCGTCCTGGCTCCACTGATCGCCGAGGAAGGCGCGCAGGTCCTTGTCAGCCTCGAACCACCACGGCCACCAGTATTGATTGCCGCATCGGTAGGCCTCTTCGAACTCGCGCTTTATGTCCTTGTCGCTGTCAGGCATCAGATCTCCTTGCCAATTATGCTCTGCATGAGAGCATAGATCTTCCGGGACTCCTGGAGCATGTCTACGAGGTGATCCGCAGATATCTCAAACGTGTTCCAGTCCGGGGGCAGCTTCTCGATGAAGCGATGGACATACCGCTCGCGCATGAGCGACAGGACCTCCAGACAGTTGCCGAAGATGTGATCAAAGGCCTCGACCTGCTTGCGTTCCATCCTCATAGCAGCACCTTCTTCTTGTGCGGCACGCGCACGGTCGGGTCCACGTAGATCTTAAACCCGACGTCCTGCACCTTCCGGCTCCAGACGATGTCGATCCCAGCGAACCATGCCTTGTGCTCGTGGTTGACCACGACGGGCTCGAACCAGGGGTAGCGCAGCATCTCGAACACCCCGCGCTTGACCACAAGCGTGCCCAGGCCCGTGGTATCGATGGCAAAGGGCTCGGTCTTATCCCTCATCTCCCCCACATGGAAGGGCTTGAACTGATACAGGTCCCTGTTGGCCCACATGCCCACGCTCGTCTTCAGGGCGTCCCGGTCTTCATTAAGCGCCGGGTCCGGGTGGGGCAATGCGTACCAACCAGCGATGATCTCCCTGTCCTGAGCGATGAGCTTGAGTATCTGCTGCGAGGTGGGGTAGTTGTCCGAGTCGATAATGACGATCCACTCATAGACCGTGCCGCCGAGGACTTCCTGATCGATGTCATCCACCGGTGGCAGTGCCCGCAGACAGAGATTATAGACTTGGCAGACGTCCCCAAAATAGGCCTGCTTGCAGTCCACGCCGAGTCCCTTGGCGAGGAGCTGGTCCCGGATGATCATCGCATTCATGGCCCAGATCCCATCCACCGGATTGCCCGGCAGACACAGGACGATGTCGGTCTTGTGGAGGGGCTTAATCATACATGCGCCTCTCCACCTGGGGCGGCGGGGCATAGCGCTCATAGAGTTCCTGCGCCTTCTGATCGTTCATGCCGCTCGCGCTCGCCGGGAAGACTGCACCAAGGTCTTCTTCGAGGATCTTGGCCGTGCAGTCCAGAAGGTCATCATGGCTGCCAAAGGGAAAGTCGAGGTACTCGTCATTGACGAAGTCCCGCGCGAGGTCGTAGTCCTTGCCCTGGTAGTCCTTCTTGAGAAGTCGCCAGGGAAGATAAAAGCGCCCCTGCTCGAAGACGGGGATCAGCTTCCTGATGCGGTCGTTCTTGGGGATCTTGGCCCCCAGGGGCTCGATCTCGAAGCGATAGCCCTCGTGCTCCATCTGCCACTGAAAGGCCTCGATGTCGCTGTCCTTGCCGATCTTCTCGTATCCGCAGGCCCGTGGTCGATACTTGCGATGGAAGCCCATGAAATGCCGGGCGCGTTCCGTCAGATTCAGCCGATCCCGGATGCCGTCCACGAGGTAGTAGTTGCCGTCCTCGGCCAGGCCGATCACGAGCATGACCGTGTAGTCATTGCTCTTCTTCTTCTCGCCCGCTGGGTCACAGAGCAGGTAGAGGTTCATGCCCTTGGAATCGAGGCTCTCATAGCGCTTGATCCAATTAGGCTTGAAGTTCTGGACCTCGTCGGCCACGGGATCGAGCAGGATCTGGCAGGCAAAGGTATAAGGACCCATGCCTCTGCGCTTCTTGCTCATGATCTCCCGCGACCAGAGCACGGGCTCGCCCTCCACTTTGCCGTCGATGGTGCCGGGATAGATGCGTGGTGTAACGATCCCCCGCCGCATGATCTCCTTGTACGGATCATTGAGGTGGTAGCGGGTCCCGATGTAGCGCTCGATGTTGATCTCTTCGTACCTGCGCGTGGTGGCGGCGCTTCCCAGGTTGAGGCTCAGCTCCCACTTGTCGGTCGCCTTCTGAATCATCTCGGGTGTGTTGACGTTGTCCTCGTCAATGATGTCGTCATAGA